GGTTCAAAGCCCGAAGCCTCGGAACGCCGCCTTCCTTCACTTTTTGCCAGTACATGTTCCCGAAAACAAGTGCCCACAAACTGCCATTACGGATAACCGTGTCAGCCTTCAACTGCATAAGAAGAGCATCAACCTTCTTCTTAGCCGCGTCATCCTCGCTTTCGAGGTCATACCCCATCTGCCAAATCAGGCTATGCTTAACCACGACGGCACGGTGCACGAACGGAATATAGTTAAAAGCATCAAGGTAATCCTGAAAATCGCCGAAATCATCCGGATAAGTCGCGCCCGAAACCGTCGTACTAACCTTCGCGGCCGTCGCGGGATTAACCGACGCCTCAATCAACTTGCATTCCAGGAGGGTTTTGCGTATCGAACCATAGCCAGCAGATTGAGTCTGATCACTACTCCCGACAAGCACAACACCCGGAACCTTCACGCTGCCCTGCTGCGCTCCTGGAGAACCAGTCTCCACGATGCCAACAATCCTCTTCTTCTCCTCTTCTTTCTTCTTACGCGGCCACATTCGCTTTACACTTATTATTTCCGATTAATCGAAACTTCCCCAAAACCAGCGACTATCTATTTCTCGCCACCAACCTTCCCGAAATCCACGATACCAGCAATAACAGGATGCTTCACAGCGCCAAAAACGCCCAAGGCCACACTCCAGAAAACATCGTCATGCCCGTTCTCAGGGTGACTAAATTTTACATGCCCCGTCTTCAGCAGCTCATACCTCTCGACGTTAAGCTCAGCCGTCAAATCAAGATCCCTCGGCTTATTAGCAGGAACATACGGAATCCACACGCCGCCAGCACGCATCCTCTCACGGAGAATCGTCGCCATCTCCTCCTTCGACTGAAGAGTAAAACTCACGCCGGTAACGTTGCCAAGGCCACACTTCTTCATGTCCTCAACAATGTAATCGCCGACGCCGGTGCAGTCGACGTAAACCTGCCGAACCTGTTTCCAGCGATCAACAATACTTTTGATGTAACCAATAACTGAGGCGTACTCCGTCTTCAGCGGAAACCGGTGAACGTGAACAAGACGAAGCAAGTTATCATTGCTTCGCTCGAGCACTGAAACCACGCTTGCGTCCTGGTGTTTGCCAAGGTCACAGCCCACGTAAAACAAACCGCTTGCCTGATCTTCGAATTCTAGTAGATTCAACTCGCTCTCGATGCACTGCACGATCAAGCTCTGTGTCAGCCAAGCATCCGCGTCCTCAACAAACTCGCTGTAAAACTCTCTTCGAAAACGCTCTTCAGGCAGCTCCTCACGCATCTGATCAATGAAGCTCTGCTTAATCAAGCCAGCCCTAACTACGTCCTCGCAAGTCACCACGTGCTGCTTGAAATCCTTGCTATTGCACATGCGGTAGAAGACACTATCACGACTCCAAGGCGTCGAAGAGGCGATAAGTGTACCATCAGTCGTCGCCAGCATCGGGTAAAGCACGTTGTAAAACACAAGGTCGTCTTCGTGGAAGAACGCGGCCTCGTCGCAGATTACTTGATGCGCTGTATATCCCCTGAGCAGCTGAGGACTATTCGGCAAAATAATGATTCTGGACCCATTCTTGAACCTGATGACAGTACGCTGCTGCTTATCAACAAGCTCCTGCCTAGTCTCCAAAGGAAGGCTAGACACGTAGTCCTGAACACGATCACCCATGATCATGCTCTGGCGGAAACTCGGAGCAACAATAAGCGTCAAAGTTTTCTCGTGAGTCAGCGCAAACCACAAAGCACGTAAAGCTATAGTCGTCGTCTTGCCAGCCTGACGACTCCAACGCACAACGATACGCTTGTTCTCATCCCGAAGAAGAAGCGCCTGATACTCCTTAGGCACGAAGCCAAAGAGCGCAGTAACAAACTCCACTGGATCCTTAGGCAAGCGAAGTATGGGACGTGCTCCCCTGCTTCTGGCCTCCTCCAGATCCTGCTTCAGCTTCTTTACCCTTGTTTTGCCTCTTGATCTCATCAACAAGAACCTCTAACCTAGCGAGATCCGATTCAAACTGCTTCTCATCATACTGAGTCGCCAAGTTCCCCATGATCGCGGCAATGTGAGCAGCAACATGCGCCCACATCTGACGCTGCTTCTGAGTAATCAGTTGCTTATCCTTACCAGCCCGCTGCCACTTTACTTCGCCACTCGCAATCGACGTGGCCACAGCAAAAAGCTTATCCAAACGCTCAATAGTCCGCGTCCTAAGACGCTGAGTGTCAAGCTTCACGAATTGTCGAAGCTCAAAAATTCTTCTCCCAACTAGAACTATAAGCGCCTGTTTACCCTTCCTAGTTCCACCACAACCCATTTTTTTACGCCTCGTAGAATGCTGATTTGAACGAGACAAACGTCTCACGATCATACAAGCCACGGCCAGCGGCGTCATGCACCACAGTCCCAGAATCGCACGCGGCCAAGTGCTCAACGAAGAGAACCTCCCTATTCACGTCTCGGACAACTCTCCTGCAGGGCGGAATCTGCCTGGTAGCTACGACGTCGCCGTTCTCCAGCCTACGAATAGGCCTAAACCTAGCAGCATCACGTCTCAAAGTAGATGGACTTTTACACAAAAACTCGATTCTCCAACGTTGTCCTGGCTCAAGGACTCCGCACGATGGCGCACATCGTCCAAGTGCCGGCAAACAACACAGTTACCCAAATATGAGTCTTAACGCTTTATTAAAGCTTTTAAAGTCGTTACCCTCATTTTTGGTCCTCTTCAACCAGGGTTCTAGAAAAAGCGTATTGAAGAGGAGCGAATTCAGGTCCTCTTCACTGGGGATTCCCCCGTTGAAGAGGAGCGGTTTTCCAGCCCTCTTCACAAAGCATCACCAAAAACGCAGAGATGCGCCGCAAAATACCAAGCCGCACCCCAACACTGCCTACAACGCGGTTTAGATAGTCGCTCACATTCTAAACAGAAATCCCTAGTCACTTCTCGCCGTCCCTAACCTTCTTAAATAATTGAAGCGCAGTATCAGCATTCTGAGCCTTAACATAAACCGCTACATGAAACGTCAGCGTCGAATTCTCAAACGAAATAATAGTCTCCTGATTAGGCTTTTTCTTCCGCCAAAACCGACTCAACTATTCTTCGTCTCCTTCTTACATTCTTCTTGATAAGCACAATTTCCGCAATAATTAGGGCATGGCAGATCGTTGGTGCAGACGTAGTTCCTTCTGCTCCCAGTTCTTTCTGGTTCAAGAGAAAAAGTTGTAGAGATGTCAGGGTTTCTCCAAGTGCAGTATGGAAGGGCTTTACATTTGCATGGTTTCGCCATCATTACCTCGCTTTCTCCAGCGCCTTGAAATTGGCGTACATCTTGCAAGTAGAAACACAATAGCATTCTTCGCAAGTCTTAGGCTTATTCAACCCCACGTTATGAATGAGAAAGCAAGCGTCAGTCATTCATCTTTAACCTCGCCCTTATCCCATAGCCCTTCCAAGGGTGGGAACGTATGCCCCTTCTCATACAGCTTTTTCAGCTCCTTAGAAGTATCGCCAGAAAAGTACCTGACCTCATGAGCTTCGGCCACCCTAAGAGTAGTCTCCATAATGCAATACTTCATCTCCCCGCCGCTGGGGTACCTATAAAGCTCAAGAATGCGCCAGCCCTGCCTCTTGAAGCCAGCAGCCATCTTGCAAAACGCTTCAAAATCCTCATCAGTTTTTATCACTACACCTTTCATCGCCATTAGCTGGTCCTCTAAACTTGGTTTGTATGACCTATTCATCTGTGTCACCCTTAACTTCACCTTTCGCCCAAGAATCCGTAAACGTGTCCTCAGCTTCTTCCCTGCTCTTGCCCCAGACCGCGACGCCGAAACTGTTGAAAGCCCACCGCTTCCCACGCTTCTCGATAACGGGCCTGCCAAAAGCCTTCTCCACGTTCAGGTTAACACGCCTCACGATACGAAGAATCCGGTGCCTCTCAAGACTCTGAAAGATCTCAGGCAGCTTAGCAGGAATATCCTTCGCCAGTATCCCGCCACCGCCAGACTCGAAAATCAAGCTCACCACAGCAAGATCCAACTCGCCCGCGCACCCAACCTCTTCAACTAGAGGTCTATCAAACTTGAAGTAGCCCTGCAAACCGTGAAAGATGATGCACTGCTGCCTCTCAATCCGTATCAACCGAGTCTCAACCCTATGCAAGAGGGCCAACTCGTACTTGTGCTTACCCACTTTATCGGCTTGACTACGACGATTAGGAACGCCAACATCAACTTTCTCCATGCTAAACAACCCCATCCACAATGAACGTGATCTTGGAGCACACTTCATCTAGCCCCTGACAGCCTACATCAACAGACCATGGAAACCCCACCCGCGAAAACAATGGAAAAACACCATGCCTCCGCATAAATGGCCAAAACGGTTCGGTACATACCCCAGCAACCGTTTTCACAGGAAAAACTCCCTCAAACCGCAGGAAGAGTCACTCAGGCAAAGCGCCTCCTTAACTCGAAACCACCTCAGCAGAACATCCGGTTTAGTCCTCATAAGTTCGTTAATTTTAGTTTCATCCACACCTAATTCGATGAGGCGGTAAACCGCAACAGTCGACCGCAAAGAATTCCTAGGCACTTCAGGCGACAGCACTATCCGCAAATTACGAATAACCTGAGAATCTTGCTCCTCCCTTGGGAGATCGTTAATAACTCGGTTGAAAGCCTCGTACTGCTTCTCCCGCAGCTTCTTCTTAGCTAACATAGTCCCCAAGCCCCCTCTGACCCTCCACACGAGCCGGATCCGCCAAGCCCTCAGGGTTCAGCAAACGCTCCAAAACAGCAGCAAGGCGATCCAACTTCGCCTCAACACTCTTCACACGCTCAGGCATCTGCAAATAATCAATCACACTATCCTTCTGCAAATGCTCAAGCTCCCCAACCTTCCAGCTATGATCAATCTTCCTCTTCGGAGTCGAAACCGTAAAGTAACGCCCAAACAAAGACGCCACAGGATCCTCAACAGCCAGCTCCCCAGCAACAAACTTACCCTCAGTCAACACACAACCATACTTACTAGCGAGCGAAGCAGCAACCCTATTAGCCAAATTCAAAGCAGACCCATAAACCTCAGCAGGACCACGACCACGAACAACCTCAACATGCACAATCCAACTCCTCGAAGTATGCCTAACCTTCACACCCAACTCCAAACCCAACAAAGCCGTCCAATTCACCATCTCCACACGCCTAAAATCCAACGGCAAAACCCCCTCCCTCAAAATCCCAAAACCAACCTGACACTTATCCAGCCTATACAACTCTCCTGGAAACACGCGCCCCTCACATGACTGCACAAGACTTTTACCTTCTCCTGTTAGCTCATAGAAAACTACACTACTGCGTTTCTCGCGTTTCACGAGTTTGCATCGTTCAAGCTTCTTAACGTAGTAATAGACGTGCTGCCGACTCAAACCCACTATCCTACCGATCTTCGTAGGGTAGTCGCCAACATCAATTCTCCGCAGGATCGGAAGAACCCACCTGCGAACTATGCAAGTGTCAAATTTTACATTGTACATTCGTGACTGAAGTTTGTACCTGTTAGAGGTCTTAGCCAAGAAATCGCCTACTCCTTTTGCCCGAAATACTTCAAAACCCAAGTATCTACTTCTTGCGTATCATAGGTTGCTGGTGGTTTATTACCTCGCCAATCACTAGGTTTATGTTTTTTAGGAAACTCTTTGCGAGCCTCATCCACAATCAAATCAACAATATCTTTAGCAATGAAAGTTCGGTAGCCAGAACCCCAACGCTTCGTTTCACCATCAGCGAGGGAAATTCGCTTTTTGAGTTCGCCCTCACTCATGCTTCCCCATCTCCAAACCACTTCTCATCCAGGGAACACCAGAAGAGCGAAAACTCGATGTCCCGCCCTTTCCCGCGCCAATCAAAATCGAGGGCCAAGATAACACCGTTCCACCCAACGTAAACGTAAAGGCGCTTTCCCTGGTACTTCATACCTTAATCAAGTCTCCTTTAAGATAAAGAAACGTGAAGTAAGCTCTGTTTACCCAGCGTTCAACGAAATGTGATGAAATATTGGGAAAATCCTTACCCATTTTCACCATGCATGGGCAGAGTTTCCATGAGATAAATTGACATGGGCAGGAACGCTGTCTCCAGCAGAAGCCAAAGCGCCTCTGAAGGGCAAAAAGCGTCTTCGTAAGTGCATAGCTCATCAATGTTCAATCACCTTTCGAAGCCTTTCCTCAGTCATGCCCTCTTCCCTCTTAGGCAACGCCAAAAGGTCCGAAACCCTCTCACGCCTTGGGATAATGATGTCCTTTAGCTTAGTTTGCCCATCTGAACCCACGATAAAGGGCAGGAAAGCCGTGGTCTTGTCGAACTGCATCAAGTAAGCGTTCTCCAAGTTCGTTTTGAGATACCAAAACAGGACCCTCATAGAAACTTGCCAGTTGACCTCTTCCTTTCTGTTTCTGTTGCCTTTAGTCCATATCCTCGGCGGCTCCAACTTGATGCTTTGCGTCATGCCGAACTCTGGCGGCAACTCGAAAATAACGGTTACAAGATCCTTCTCTGGATTCCAGTTCCAACCTACCTTCCTGATGCCCCAGCGAGCAAGCAAACCGTCAATCTCCGCTTTTGTAGTTAACGGGTCAATTTTGGTCGTTTTGTATGGGACAAGACGATCCTCAGTGTAAATCTTCAAGCAGAAGCCTCCAAAACTGATGCAGCAGCTTCGATTTTGAGCGTTTCCTGGCCCTTAATTGGCGGTCTTCGGGGAACGTGACGCTCGAAAAGATGACGTGTAGTCGGATAATATTGGGGTCCGAGAACCCTCGGCCAACGGTACACGTAAAGCGTCTGTTTCCTGCCACGATAATAGTAGTTGCACTTGTCACCTAGCACTTCGCCCGGGTTGATCATGGCTAGCTTGGGGTATTCGACTTGAAAATCCTCGATCCGAGAGTAGGACACGTCGGAAACCCAACGGTTCTGACGCCAGCAAACAGGATCCACAAACCCGCACTTTGGACAAGTATTCAAGATTTGGCCTCCAGCCCCTTCTTCCCCAAATACTCCTTTACCCAAGGCGCTTTGCCCTCTTCGAGTTGCTTAAGAATCTCGTAGACGCGTTCCATGCCGCCAAACGCGGAACTATCTAAGACGGACAAAATTTCAGAAGGCGTGATCACATTCTTTCCCGTATATACGTAGGTAGGTAACACGGTGGGTAACTTCGCCTCTTTTTCTTCGAACTCCGGCTTAACCCTAAGTCTGTAGTACCTCTGCAGCAAGCCGGATCTGTTGAACTCCCTGGCCAGAACATTACACCTATGCGAAATAGTGCCCTGCAGCTGCCCCATACGCTTCATGAACTCTTCATCCTCCCTCTTGGACCACCTCTGATAAGTCCCGCCGCCTTTCTTCTTGAGTTGGTACACGGTCGTAGGCTCGTCTGGCTCCAGCTGCCTGCCCTTCAATCGAACGAGAGCGCATGTTCCGCCGGGAAGAGACTGGTAAAGCACGACGGCGCCCTCGGCTTTGAGACCCTCTTCCCACTCCCGCTTGAACTGTTTATCCGGGATTACTATGCAGTTGCCGTAGACCGATACCTCGCGCACAGGCCACTTCTCCCTGAGCTCCTCAACAATCACCATCAGGCCACACGGCTCCTCGGATACAAACGATCCCGCTTCTTCCCACTACCACCGGGCCTGAGTCTAATCATCCGCTTATGCTTCGGGCACCTAACCGACCCTCTCCAATCGACTACGGCGTCAACCTTCTTGACGTAGTGCTGGCCGCACGTGCACCAGAAGAAAGAGTCGTAATGCCCCATCTAGCTCCCTCCGCAGGCCAGTACTCTCGGGAACCCGCAGAAGCTGCACTGTTCGCCCTGAACCCTTGGTTTTCCACAAACGCAGGTCACGAGAACCATCCTCTTCACCTAGCCGCCTCCAGGACACGAAACCAAAGCCCCATCAGGAAACCGGTGATGCTTAGCAACCGACCTTAAGTCCTGATTCCCGCAGTTCGGGCACTGAGGCCTCAGCAACATCGTGTTACAATCATTACGAGCGTTCTCAACCTCGAAGAATGAAGCCTCGGTAGCGTCAAAAGACAAGTTGCACTCCTGGCAACGCCACATCTCATCCTTCGCCGTCTGCAAGCAGCCGTAATGGTACATGTGGCCGCCCTTGTCCCTGGTCACGTTGCGAAGAATAGGTCTCAGGCAACGGTAGTACGTGCAGATACGCTTGGCAGCCGGCACCGTCCGATAGAGGAAGCGGAAACTCACTCCTCCTCACTCTCCCTGATAGGCTTAAGCTTGTGCTTGCCGTTTGGCATGTGATCGATGAGGAAACGCTTGTTGCACTCGGTGCACTCGAACTCGCCGATCTGAACAGCCTTCAGCTGCTCGCTCCTGGAAGCCTTGGAAGTCTTTTCCTCTACTTTTTCCCTCTTTTCCCCTTCCTCAACCGCTTCCTTTTCGACCTCTTCAACGCCGCTTCCCGGCTCAATGGACGGACCATGACCTGAC